GCTTCTAGCGCAGTAAGAGAAGGTGCGTCACCCGGGCAGTGAGGTGTGAAAAAGGACGGTGACGAAGGATTCGTTGAAATCTGCATAGTGTTTTCAATTGTTTGGCGAAAGTGAACGATTCGACTTAAAAGTCTCGCTGATAAGTTTGGTGCAGGAGAGAGTTGTTGTGGGGCGCTTCCGAAAGGGGCGCCCCGTTTTTTTGGGGAGTTCGCGATGAAACGAAAGACTAAGATACACACTTTACCGGTTCGCGAAATTCCTAGAAAAGTCGAGATCTCGCGGGCAAAGACGAAGAGCCGCAAGGAGCTGATCAACTCTCTGCTTTCAAGACTTGAAAAACAGCTCGGCTCGGAAAAGACGAGAGTCACGCTGGCAGACTTCATCCGGCTGATCCAATTGCAACGTGAGTTAGAGCAGGAGGAGCAACCGGCGGAGGTTATTGTTACGTGGAGCGACCGGTTGGAGAGACAAGACGCCGGGAAATAGAGTACAGCCCGCTGCCTTCGCAGCGCAGGTTTCACTGTTCGACGGCCAGATTCAAAGGCTTTTCGGGCCCGATCGGCGCCGGAAAGAGCCAAGCGCTCTGCCAGGAAGCGATCCGGTTAAGTTACTTAAATCCGGGTAGACAAGGATTGATCGGGGCGCCGACTTACCCGATGTTGCGGGATGCGACACTCACCAGCTTCCTGGAAATTGTGAGTGCAAACGGGCTGCCTCACGCGTTCAATAAGTCGGAATCGATGTTGGTTATGACGGACACCGGCTCGCGCATTTACTTTCGGGCGGTCGACGATTTTGAGAGGCTGCGTGGCACTAACCTGGCGTGGTTCGGGTTGGATGAGTTGACTTACACGGCGGAGGAAGCATGGCTGCGCCTGGAAGGGCGCCTGAGGGACCCCAAGGGGTCTCGGTTATGCGGCTTCGGGGTATGGACGCCGAAGGGCTTCGATTGGGTACATCGCCGTTTTATACGGAACCGCGTGGATGGGTACGAAGTGGTTCTGGCGCAAGCATTCGAGAACAGGCACGTGCTGGACAAGGTGCCTGATTTTTATGACCGGCTGAAGAGCAGCTACGACCCGAAATTCTTTGAGCAAGAAGTGCTGGGCGAGTACTTGAACGTCCAGGCGGGGGTGGTTTACAGGGGATTCAGCCGGGCGCGAAATGTTCGGGTAATAGAAGTTGATACGCGATGGCCATTATTGTGGGCACTGGACTTCAACGTAGATCCGATGAGCTCGATCGTGGCGCAATGGAACGGAGACGAGGTGCGGGTTTTGGACGAAATTGTGTTGAGCAGGGCCAGCACCACGGAGGCATGCCAGGAGTTTTATGACCGGTACCCAAATCATCCGGCGGGAATTGTAATTTATGGAGACGCTTCGGGACAACGGTTACAGACCGCCGGGACGACGGACTATCAAATCATCAAGGAGTATTTCCGGCACACGGCATATCGGAATGTCAAGTTTCGAGTACCGGCCAGTAATCCAAGCGTGCGGGAGCGGATAGCGCTAGTGAACGCAAAGCTGTTCTCGGCGAGCGAACAAGTCAGCTTGTTCGCCGACCCGCGCTGCAAGGCTCTGATTATGGATTTCGAAGAAGTGACGTTCAAGCCGGACAGCGGCGTTATAGATAAGGACAAGGATTCGCAGCGGACGCACTTGTCGGATGCGTTGGGCTATTTGATCTGGCAGGAATGCCGGCCGCAGACAGCATTCGGCGAGCAAAGCAACCGGCTGATTTAGAGACGAGATGAATACGGGCAGCAGCACTTTCGACATCAATCACGAGCATCCGGACTACGCGAATAAGCGCGCCATGTGGCGGCAATACCGGGATCTATATGCGGGCGGGGAGCAATTCAAGATGAATGCCGACCGGTACTTAGTCCGCCGGCAAAAGGAACCAGGCGATGTTTATGCGGAGAGGCTGAGCCGCAGCTTCTATGAGAATTACATCGGTTCAATTGTGGACTGGTACACGGCCACGCTTTTCCGCCGGGAGCCGGTATTGGCGTTTGAGGGAAAGAACGAGCGTGCGAAGAACTTCTTTTCAGAGTTTACCGAGGATTGCGACCTGAAAGGGACCAGCGTCACGGAGTTTTTCCGGAGGCAGTTCATCGATGCACTTGTAAGCGGTAAGAGTTTTATCCTGATCGATTTTCCCCGGCTCGGCCATCCGGCTGGAACACGGGCCGAAGAGGATGAGCGGGGTGCGTCGCGAGCCTACCTGGTGAGTTACGCGGCGGATGAATTGATTAACTGGAGTTACGACGAGCACGGTCACTACCAGTGGGTGGTACTGAGGACGCAAAGTCTCAGAAAAGCAAAGATCGAGGATGCGGCGTGGACAAAGCTGACGCGCTGGGTGTATTACGACAAAGAGAACTACCGCATCTACGAGCAGGCGGAGCAGGGTACTGAGCGCGGCCATATCGAAGTTCTGTCCGAGGGGCGACACGGGTTGGCGAAGCAGGAACGAGTTCCGTTAGTGGAGCTTCGCGTGTCAGAGGGTCTGTGGCTGTTGAACAAAGCGGGATCGCTGCAGCTAGAGCACTTCAATAAGTCAAACGCGCTGGGATGGGCACTAACAATGGGATTGTTCGCCATGCCAGTGGTGTACTCGGAGCGTGATTGGAACCAGGTTATGGGTGAGTCTTACTACATCCAACTTGGTCCACAGGACCGGTTCGGGTGGACTGAGCCGGAAGGCCACGTCTATCAGATTGCGGCCGACAACCTGGCGCGCCTGCAGGAGGAGATTTACCGGGTTTGTCACGTGGCACACGCGGGCGCGGCGCTATCGGGAGCGACGGCGCTGTCGGGTCTCAGCAAGCAAAGAGATTTCGCAATTACGCAAGAGGTGCTGCGTGCTTATGGCGATGCTGTGAAAGAAGCCATGAAGCGGGCGCTGCGAGCGATTGAAGCGGCGCGGGAGGACGACTTAAGCGTGGATGTCTCCGGCATGGACGAATTCGACATCGGCGATTTTGGCACGGAGCTGGCTGATGCGCAAACGCTTCTGGGCTTAGGAATCAAGTCGCCGACATTGCAGAGACAGGTGTTCAAGAAACTGGCTTTCCAATTCCTGTGTGACGTGAGGCAGGAAGTGAAAGACAGGATTGGCCGGGAGATTGATCAACAGACTTAACAGCTCTGCGGAAGAACTTGTTGGCAGGCGAAAGCGCCTGCCCCACTCATAGGAGGTTTATGGAAGATCCGAAAAAAGAAAGTACGGACTTACGCCCTATTATTCAAGGGGTGATCGAGGAGTTTGTGCGCGCTCAACAGATCAAAGCAGAGCCCGCATACAAGGCTGAATTGCTGGATGAGCGCAAACGCCGCGAGGACTTGGAGCGGCGAATGAACGACCTGGTTCAGGAAAACCAGCGCAGCCGCCAGATGGCGGAGGAGGCTGATCGAAGCATGTCGATTCGCACGGAGTTGCAGCGGCTGGGCGTGGCCAAAGTCGACTTAGCGTATCGTGCCGTTAAAGATGACATTCAGCGCGGAGAGGACGGGCGGCTGACGGCCAGGGGAGGGCAGGGTGAAGTTCCAGTGCGCGAGTACCTGGCGCAGTTCGTACAAGAGAATCCGGAGCTGCTGCCGGCGCGGATCACGGGCGGATCGGGAATGGGATCGGCGCCGAAGATCGCTGCGAGTGGAGGTGGGATCGATCTGGACAAGATTCGAGTGGGCATGAGCAAGGAGGATCTAGAGAAGGCTCGACAGGAGATCGCGCGGGTGGCAAGTCAGGCATTAAGGGGTCTTTGATAAGCGCTGGGGTGAGCGGTCCGTTGAACGGCGGGCACCTCGGGGCGACAGAATGAAAACGACAAGAAAAGGAAAAAACGATGGGAATAATTACATCAGCAAACGTCGCAACTGCGATTGTGAAATTAGTGGCAGTGGACGCATTACCAGCGCTTGTCACCAATCTGGTGATGGGTAACTTAGTCAACCGGGACTACGAACCGACGTTGGCGCACTCCGGGGACACGGTGAACGTTCCAATTCCCGCTGTTCTGGTGGCTAACAACATCGCGGAGGGAGGGACGGTTCAGACGCAGAATCCGAACCTGGGGAACGCACAGATCGTGCTGAACACGCACGCTGAGGCGACCTTTCAAATTCCGGACGTGACCAAGGTGCTGGCGGTACCGGACCTTCTGAAGTTGTACATGCAACCCGCAGTAGTAGCCTTAGCGGAGCGAATCGAATCCGATCTTCTGAACCTGTATTCGCAATTCACGGCTAACACGGCGGTAGGCCTTCCGGGAGTTGCAATAACGGAGGCCGTGGTGGATCAGGCCGAGACATCGCTGTTCCAGGCCATGGTGCCGGCCAGCGCCGGGAAGTATCTGGTGGTTGATCCGGTCACTTACTCGGCACTGCGTCAAATTCCGCGATTCAGCGAATATTATTCCGCCGGTGAGGCTGGACTTCGCGCGCTGGTGGATGGCGCGGTCGGTAAGCTAAAGGACTTCTTCATTTTCCGCTCCCAGCTGGTATCTAAGACCGGCAGCGCGCCGATAACTACGCATAACATAGCTTTCGCGAGGGATGGGATCGGCCTGGTGATCCGCAGACTGCCTCAACCGCTGCCTGGAACCGGCGCCATCGCGGAATACGCGGAGATGGGCAACTTCGGGCTGCGTGTGGTGATGAGCTATCAGCCGAACACATTGGCGCAGCAATTCACCGTGGATGTGTTGTATGGATGCGCGGTTCTACGCAATACGTTCGGCGTGCAAGTTGATAGTTAGCCGCTGCGCAAGTGAAGTTCGATGTCAACGGGTGCGCAGGCGAAACCGCCTGCGTTACTCGAAGGGAGAAACATGGATTTACGACTGTTCTACCAGAAATTGCGAAAGATCGAACAAGAAATTACCGACGCACACGTGATGGTGGTCAGCCATGAAACGTCCGATGGCGGACGGGCAGGACAAAAGTCGGAAGTGTCGCGGAGCAACGCCGCGAGGTTGATTCTGGAAGGACGCGCCCGACTGGCGGGCGCCGAGGAAGTTGCCGAGTACCGCGCGGCGATGGAACAGGCACGCCAAGAAGCAGATCAGCGGACGATGGCGCAGAAGATCCAGGTAAACGTGGTGTCGGAAGGTGATTTTCGAGCGATGAAGAACGCCTCCCGGCCGGAGAAGCGTTGAGGTTTGGGTGCGCCATGGCTTTGTTCACGGACGGACCCATCAACGAAGCGTTAGACCTTCAAAATTACGAGAACGCCATTCTGACAGTGGCGAACACTGAGCAGATAGATCTGGCAGGAAAGAGCGCGCTGGCGCAAGGGGAGGTTGCGAATGAGCTGATACTGTTCCTAACGCGGCGTTTCCGTCAACGTGATCCGATTTGGGCCGTTAACGTCGGGCCAACTATTGGAGTGGGCGACGTAGTTGTCACCGACCCGTTACGACGCTGGCACGCCTATAAGACTCTGGCGCTAGTGTATCGGGACGCATACAACAATCAGCTGAACGACCGGTATAAGGGGAAATGGACCGAGTATGAAAAGCTCGCTAAGACGGGCCAAGATAGTTACTTACAGATCGGAGTAGGGTTAGTCTCCGGGCCAATCCCGAAGGCATTGGCGCCGGTATTGAGTACAGTTCCAGGAAGCGGGCCGGCCGCGACTTACTATGTGGCGGTGGCATGGGTGAATCAGACGGGGCAGTTCGGAAGCGCCAGTGAGGTTGCCCAGCTCACGACGTCCACGGGGCAGCAGCTGGTGGTGAGCGCAGTGACTCCGCCGCCGAGCGCCGCGGGTTGGAATGCGTATGTCGGAGATGCGCCGGAGGCGACGAGTTTGCAAAACAGCAGCCCGATCGCGATTGGCAGCACGTGGACGTTGGCTACGGCGCTCCGAGCAGGGGTCCCACCAGGCCGAGGTCAGCAGCCAACGTGGTTTCTGGCAGATCACCGGGTGATTGAAAGGGGCTAGGCCTTGCTGCAGATCGGTACATTAAGCACTAACAAATTAATAGCAATTCTAGCTGCGACGACCGGGGGTGTCCCGGACACGGTGGCGGCACTGGCAGCCGAGCAGAGCATAGCGTTGCCGGCGATTGCGCCCCAACAGATTATGGCGCTCAACGTTCCGCCAGACTTGGCGGAACACAGCACCGCTATTAAGTATCCGATGGTCTGTGTCTACTGCAACAAAATCGCCAACCTATTGCGCGAGAAGTTCCGGGCGTTTTCGGGAGATGCGGACATGGTGATCGAGGCACGAATTTCGCAAGATCGCTTGGACAACATAGGGACTCAAGTTCAGTTGTATGCCGACGCGATTACACAAGTGTTGGACAGCAACCGGGGTGATTGGGGAAACGGCGTGTTCTACGGAGGTAAATATGAGGTTGCATTTGGCGGAGTGAAGCAGGGTGGGCTGAACTTTATTCAGATCGCAAAGGTGTCTTTTGTTCTGGATGTCAGTGCAGACTGTTAGCCGGCCGCGGAGAAAAACTGCCTTCGTGGCCGGGCGGAACCAGAAAGGCACCGACTCCCTCACGGTCGCGGTTCGGTAAAGAAAAGTTCACGAAAGACACATCATATATGTCGTACATTCTATCGAATGACAATCGTTACTACGTTGCTTTGGAGGAGACCTACGGGACTGCGGCGACGGTTGCGGCGGCAAATCGCATCCCGGCGGTGGCTCTTAGCATCAAACAGCAGCTGGAGAAGGCGCAGCGCAAGGATAAGACCGGATCGAGAACATTTGTTGGAAACCCGAGCGGTTTGCGAAGCGACACCAGCTTTGATCTGAAAAGCTACATGTCGAACTGGGCCGACCAAACAGCCCTTCCAGGCCACGGGCCATTGTTTCAGGCATGTCTCGGCAGCGCGGGGGCGCTATCGGGCGGGGGAACGGTGGCAGGAATGCCGAGTTCCACACAAGTGGCGTTCGCGGCAGCGCATGGGCTAACTCCCGGACAGGCGGTAATGAGTGGCGGCGAGATTCGGTTCGTTTCCGCAGTGGTGGATAACTTCACGGTGCAACTGCAAGCACCTTTCACCGTATCGCCGGCCACCAGTTCCGTTACTGGGCCGACGGCGGGGTATCAACCGGCCGAGGTGCTCAATAGCATCACGATCTACGATTACTGGAGTCCGGGGACGGCAGTGCAACGTATTCTACCGGGGGCGGCGGTGGACAAACTGACGCTGAAGGTCAACGGTGACTTTCACGAATTCGATTTCTCGGGAAAAGCTCAAGATGTGCTGGACAGCTCGAGTTTTTCAAGTGGTCAAGGCGGACTTAGTGCTTTTCCGGTAGAGCCAACGGTGGCTCCGCTAAATTATTCGATCATCCCAGGCCACTTAGGGCAAGTGTGGCTAGGAAGCATACCCAATCAATTCTTTACTCTAACGGCAGCCCAAATTACATTTGACAATAATATCGATCTCCGCGAACGGGAATTTGGAATAGCTTTACCAGCCGCGATTTCACCCGGACTTCGCACCGTAACTGTTGACTTCAGCCTTTACCAACAGGACAATTCGGCGACGCAGGCTCTTTACCAGGCAGCACGCCAGAAATCGCCGATCAGCGTGATGATTCAACTTGGGCAGCAGCAGGGGCAACTGTTCGGCATATACATGCAGAGCGTAGTTCCGGACGTGCCCCAGTTCAGCGACACAGAGACGCGGCAGCAGTGGCAATTTGCGAACTGCCGGGCGCAAGGGAGCGTAGATAATGAACTTTTTGTCGCGTTTGGATAGAACAGAGCGCGCGGGCCACCAAGCGAACGGAGCTCGGCCGAGGGACGCCTATGAGAGCGTGCTTACGATTCGGTCCAAGGCATTGCCGGCGGTAACGTTCGTCATCAATCGGATCTCTTTCGGCCGCCGAATGGAATTGAGCAGGCGGGCACGCGAAATCAGCAGGAAAGCAGAGTTCCTGGAGGCCGGCAGCCAGTTGCAGGAAAAGATTGAAGGTAGCATCCTGGCGCAAGAAGTGGACGCGATGTATCTGACGTGGGGATTGGTGAGCATCGGGGGCTTGACGATAGATGGCGAAGCGGCAACGGCGGAGAGCCTGCTGGAAAAAGGTCCGGACAAATTGACCACGGAAATTGTGATCGCCATCAAGGAGCAGTGCGGACTCAGCGAAGGCGAAAGAAAAAACTGATTGTCGCGTTCCATTTCCAGTTTGCGAATCAAGCCGCGTGGAAATGCGACACCTGCCGCAAGAGTGGCTTGGAGAAGAAACGGCGATGTGGATGGTTGGGAGATGCGGCGCCGGGCGGGCCGGAAGTGATCTGGGCGCGAGGAAAGACCGCCGCCGGGAGTTGCCCGAGGTCCTATATCACGCCTGAAAGCGCGTCGCTGCTGGAGGAGTTCCACGCATGGAAACTTATTGGAGTAAGTGATGTTTATCGGCTGCCGGCCCGGGTGGTGGAGGCGATCTTTATTTTGGAGAACGAATTGAGACTGGAGAAACAGGATGCGTCGAGGTGATTTGGAGAGCCTCTTACCGTCGGGCGTCGTCTCAAGCCTGTCGCGAAGCGAGGTGCTGCAGGAGCTGGCGGTGACTCCTGCAGTGGTTGGAAGCAGCGGGGCAGCGGGCGGGGGCGGTTCGAGTGGGTCCGCGGCGAGTGGACTGTCCGGGGCCGCGGCAGGATCGAGCCAGGACGTAAACAACGCACTCTCAAGTTTAACGGAGCAGATCGGGAATCTGACATCCGTCCAACAATCGCAGATAAGCGCGACGCAAGACAATACGACGGCGTTGGGGCAGAGCACCACGACGAAAGGAAGCGGAGGTACGGCAGGAGGGACCTTAGGAGGGATAGCGTCAAGCGTTCTGGGATCGGGTTTGTCTCCGATTATCAGCGGGCTGATAGGCTTGTTCACCGGTAGCAGCACGCAGAACCTGAGCGCGCCAACGCCGTTCACGTTACCCCCGGCTGTAAATTACCAAGCGGGAGTCACCGGAACGGGGCAGGTGGCGCCGGTGGACTCAGGCCAGAACGGACAACCGCGAGTTCAGCAGGCAAGTTCCGCGCCCCAAGTAACTGTTCAAGTGAATGCGATGGACAGCCAATCGTTCCTGGACCACAGCGATGATATTGCCAACGCCGTCAAAGCCGCGCTGCTGAACTCACATTCGCTTAGTGACGTCATTACGGACTTATAACATGTTTCCTACGCTGAAAACAGGCGCGATACTGCAATATCCGGCGCAAAGAGCGACTGCATTCTCCACCGACGTGGTGCGGTTCGTGGACGGGTCCGAGCAACGGTTTCGGGGATATCAAACGCCTCTGAAGCAATGGATTATCCAGCTTGACTTACTGGATGAGACCGAGTTACATACACTCCACGAGTTCTTCCTTACGCAGAGTGGGGCGGCGGAAAGTTTCAGTTTCACCGATCCATGGGATGGCACGGTCTATTCGAATTGCAGCCTGAGCGGGGATGTGATGGCTGAAGAGCTGAGCGACGTGGAGCAGGGAAAGACAACTCTAACCATTTCGGAGAACCGCACCTGAAATGCTTTACTATCCGCAGCTCTCGACTGGTGTGGTTTCTCAACTTCCGGTCAGCCGGAGAACCACGCTGCGAACCATTACCAACACGCTTCCTTCCGGCGACAATATTCGGATGAGCGATCCAGGCTCAGCTGCGATAGCGTGGCAACTTCAGTATTCGAACCTGACCGACGCTGAATTCCTGTCGCTGGAAACATTGTTTCAAGCTACGGAAGGAAAGCTTACAACCTTTACGTTTCTGGATCCCATGGACAATCTGCTGAACTGGAGCGAGGACTGGACCAACGCGGTGTGG